GATTATCAAATTGCTTATGCTAGTTTCTCCGGAACTTCTATTTGTAATTTAATACAAGCGCCAATTGTTTTAGAACAAGGTGATTTATTAAAGATTGAAACATCTTCTACAACAGGTATAAGCGGAATAATTAGTTTGTTAGAAGTTTATTACTAATGGATGTTGTTAGAATACCTACAGAAAAAATAGACGAAGTTTGGATTTTAGTAAGAGAATATATTAGAAATGCTTTAATATATTCTGGCAGTCATCATCATGCTGACCATTACAAAGATTTACTAAAACAAGGTAAATTACAACTTTGGATTATTTGGGATCAAGAAAAAGATACTATAGATGAACAGTTTAATGGTGTTGTCTTGTCTCAAATCATACAAAGAAGCATAAAAAAAGTCTTACATTTACCTATGGTAACAGGTAAGAATAGACAGCAATGGCAAAATTTAATTGTAAAGATAGAGAATTTTGCTATAGATCAAGGATGCGATTGCATGGAATTAATTGCAAGACCAGGTTGGCAAAAGATTCTTGATAAACATAATTACTACAGAACCCATGTAGTGTTAGAAAAAAACTTAAAAAAAGAGGAAAAATAATATGTCATTTTTAAGCGGTGGTGGCGGATCAGGAACAACAGTACAATCTGTAACTCCTTATGCTCCAGCTCAACCAGCATTAAATCAAATTTTAGCAAACGCAGGATATTTATATCAACAAGGTGTATCTCCTTATGTTGCTCCAAGTGAACAAACATTAACAGGTTTAGGAATTCAAGAATCATTAGGAACAGCAGCTGCACAACAATTAGCAGGAACATTAGCTGGTCAATATACTAATCCATTTTTATCTCCACTCATTCAAAGAGCTGGACAAGAAGCATATAGTACAGTTGCTCAACAATTTAGTGGAGCTGGAAGAACTCCAACTTCTCCATTAGCTCAACAACAAGTTGCAGACATTGTAGCACAAAGAGCTTTACCTTATGCGTTTCAAGAATATGGACAGGAAAGAGCAAGACAATTAGACATTGCTCAAAGAACTCCAAGTTTATTTACAACTGGTCAGCAATTAGAACAATTACAAAGAGAATATCAACAAGCACCATTTAACGCATTACAACAATATGCAAGTCTTGTTACTCCGATTGCTTCAGGATTGCCTACTAAAATAACAGATACACAAACTCAATCTAATCCATTAACTTTAGGATTAGGTGGAGCATTAGTAGGTTCACAAGTTTTACCAAGTATATTTAGTGGAATGTCAGCAGGATCTGGAGCTTTATACGGTGGCTTAGGTGGACTTGGTTTAGGATTACTAGGATTATTATAATATGGGTGGAGTAGTTGATGCTATCGGTGATGTAGTCGGTGGCGTAGCAGATGTAGCTGGTGATGTTGTAGGCGGTGTTGCTGATGTTGTCGGTGATGTTGTTGAAACAGTAGTTGATAATCCAGAACTTGCAATTATAGGCGGAGTATTTTTAGCACCTTATTTATCACCGGAATTATTTTATGGAGCAGGAATAGAAGCAGGCGGAGCAGGAATATTAGGAGCTGATATAGCAGCTGCCGGATCATTAGGTTATATTCCAGGCGCAGAAGCTGCAGCATTATATTCTAGCACACCATCTTTTAGTCAATATTTATTTGGAAGTATTCCAGAATTAAGCGCAGCTGCAATAGCTGAAGGTGCAGTACCAGTTGCCACTCAAGGATTACTTGGAGTAGGCGGAAGTTTAGCTCCATTATCAGGTTCTATTGCATCTAATGTTCAAGGATTATTTCCTTCAACAGATTTTGTAAGTGCATTTATTCCAAAAACTCCTGCTGATATTGCAAAGACTTTGGGTCAAGCAGCTTTATTAGGTGGAATTGCAACACCACAACCACAAGTTCCTGGAGTTGATATGAATATTCCAAGCAGTAATGTTCCTCAATACGGAACAGGCAGAAGTATTTTTAATGCTTATAATACAGCTAAAAGTAACATAAGTAATATTTTAAATCCGCAAGGATTATTAGCACCACCACAACCAATAACACAACCAAGCGCTGGTATTTATAGCCAGTTCTTACAAGAGAGAGGATTAATATAATGGAAGATTTACAAGAATTATTAAAAAAAATGTTTGGCACATCAACAACAGATACTACTGATGCATCTTTATTATCTGATAATCAAACTAAAAAAACATTAAATCTTATGGGATTGCTTGGCAGTCCAGAAGCATTAACAGGATTAGGTTTAATATCAGCTGGTATGAAGGGTCAGGGTATTGGTGAATCTATATTGCCATCTTTCGTTCAAGGATTAAATGTATCTTCTACTGTAAGAGGAATAACTAAAGAACAAGAACAACAAAAAGCAATTGAAGAGTTTGCTGATAAAGTTCCTGAACAATACAAACCTTTGTTTAAAGCGTTTCCAAAAGAAACAATGAAATTATTATTAACTCCTAAAACTCCAACGATTAGTGGTGAAGCATTAAAAGTTGCGCAGAAATTACAAGGATTAAATCCAACTGAATTTAAAGATGCATTTGGAAAACTTTCTAAAGTTGAACAAGATTTATACAATAAAGAAATAACAGGTAATCAAGATATTGTTTCTCAATTACTTACTATGTCAGGTGGAGATTTAAGTAAATTTGCTCAAACACAAAAAGGAACAACAGCTGCTCCAACTACGACAGCTCCTATGGATATTAAATCAACATCTGATTTTCAAATTGTTAAAAAAGCAAATCCTAATGCTTCTGATGCTGATATAGAAAATTTCTTAAAGCAAAAATTTCCTAATAAATATAAATAATTGTTGATATGGCTACGCAACTTATAGATCCTTTTGAACAAAAGGGTTCTGTCAATATTATTGATCCATTTGAAAAAAAAGAAGAAACAACTTTAGAACCAACTTTTAGTTTATTGAGTGGAATGTCAAATCTTTATAATAAGATTGACAAAGCACAGCAACCAAAAACACCTCTTGATGAAGCGTTTGGTAATTTAAGTGTATCTGATATTATTTCAGGAAAAAAAAAAGAAGATGCAGTAGTATCTCCTCAAAAAATTATAGATCCTTTTGCGATAACAAGAGAACAATTAAAAGAAGTTTGGAAAGAAGATTTAGGTGTTACTCAAGAAAATAAAGAAAAATTAAGATTTTTACTAGGAGATCCAAATAAAACTTTATTAGGTAAAGTTAATAATTATTTATTTGATAGAGGTTCAGAAGCTGTAGATGCTGCTATTAAAACTGGTACATCTCTTGGATTGCTTGCATCTGGTTTAGCAGGAGATACTTTAAATACTATTTATAAAGTTACAGGCAACGAACCTAGTGGTGTTGGAGAAAGATTAACTAGAGATATCAATATTGCTTTAATGGAATTCATGGGAAGAACTTCTAGTTTTTCTAATGTTACAAATAAAAGCGGTGTTTTAAAAAGTAATAAAACAGGAAAAGAATTTGATAACATTATTAATTACGCAAAAGAAAGTCCAGAAAATAGAAAAGAAGTTATTCAAAATGTTAATAGAGTTATTGATGAAGAAATTAAAGTCATTAAAGAAAACAATGATGTAGTTCTTGGTGATATATTAGAACCAGGTAATGTTGCAAAAAGAACTCAAGTATTAGATGAAATAAAATCTACTAATGAAAAAATTGCAGAAGGTATTCCTGAAATTAAAATAGAAATACCTAAAGCTGAAATACCAAAAACAGAGATACCTAAAGCAGAAATACCTGTAGAAACAATTCCTAAAATAGAAATACCTAAGGTTGAACCTATTGCAGAACCTATTGTTTCTTTAGATAGAACTCCTGCTTTACCACTTGAAACAACAAAAAAAATTACAGAAGCTGCAGAAAAATTCTTTAAAGAAGAAAATATTATATTAGATAAAAAAAAACCTATTTCATTTCAAATTCAAGAATTATGGCAATCTGGAAAGTATGACATACCAACCATTATAAGAAAAATTGCTGAAGATAATAAAATTACTCCTGAAGAATTTACTTCATTTATTTATCCAAGCGCTAGAAGATCAGCACAAGAATTAAATGCTTTATCTCAATTAGCTAAAAAATATAAAGAGATGTTAGATCCAACTAACTCTTTTGATACAGGATCTGGTGTCAAAGGATTCTTTCAAAGATTAGATAATATTCGTAGAGGATTATTAACTTCAAGATTATCAACTGCTGTTCGTAATTATATATCTCAAAGTACAAGAGTTAGTTTAGATGTTTTGCAATCAGTTATAGATAAGACATTACAACAAGCAATAAGACCATTTGTAAAAGATAAAGTTCAATTTGATAAAGGAGCTGTTAGTCCAATTAGTAATTTTCAAGGATTAATTAATAACTTCACACAATGGAATCCTATTGGCGGTTTTAAAAAACATAAAGAAATTAAAACGTTAAGTAATAAAATATTAGAAAATGCACCAAGAGAAAAAGATAGACTATTTTTAAATTATGCATCAGACGTTAAAAATTATGGTGGAATTAAAGGCGCAAAAGACACTTTAGGAAAAGTAGAGGGGCTTGTAGATTACGCTGGTATATTTAATAAAACTCAAGAATATATAACTAGGAGAGCAGTATTCTTAGCAAGATTAGATGAAGCTATTAGAGCTAATGGAAAATTTTATAAAAATAAAACATTAGAACAGTTAATACAAGAAAATCAATTAAATTTAATAAGAGCATCTGATATTAATGTTGCTGTAACAAAATCATTAGAAACAACATTTGCTAAAGAATATTTACCCAATACTATTCCTGGAAAGATTATTGGTCTTATTAATAATTTTCCATTTTTACTTACAAATATAATTCCATTTCCAAGATTCTTAATGAACGCCATTAAGTTTCAATATGATTATAGTCCATTGCCAATAGTAACTTTATTAACTAAGGCAGAAAAAGCAAAATTAGCAAGAGGAGATACATCTACTTATAGTAAAGCAGCAATTGGTATAGGTATGTTGTATGCAGGTTATGCTTTGCGTAATCAATCTTATGCTGGTGAAAAATGGTATGAATTTAAATTAGGTGATAGAACAGTAGATGTAAGACCATTTAACCCATTTGCTGCTTATTTATATTTAGGAGATATTTATAAAAGATATCAAGAAGGAACTCTTAGAAATTTAGATGTTAAAGGAATAGCTTCTGTTTTATTTGGTATTAGAGGAACAACAGGAGTCTATGTAATAGATTCTTTAATTGATCTTGTTACAGATCCAAAATTAAATAAAGAAGCAATTGTTAATGGATTACAAAAATTATTAGGTGAAACATTAGCAGGTTATTTAACACCATTACAAAATTTTACTGATATTTATGCTCAATATTTTCCAGAAGCCAGAGCTGTTAAAGAAACAGGTGGTTCAGAATTTACAGGTGCGTTTGCAAGAAGATTTCCAGGAGCTGATTTACCAACATTAACTTCTCCAACATCTTACATTATTGATAAGAACGGAATACCAAGAGCAGCACCAATTTATAAAGAAGATCCATTATTAACACAGGTTACAGGATTAACTTTTATTCCGCCAAAAAACCCTGCTGAAAAAGAATTGGATAGATTAGGTTTTGATTACAGAGAAATATTTAGATCAACAAAAATACCTGAACTGGATAGAGCTTATAAAGATAAGTTAGCTGTATCTATAGGATTTGGATTATCTAGTATTGTTTCAACTCCTCAATATCAAAACATGACAGATAGTTTTAAAAGTTTAGTAGTTAAAAAATCATTAGAGAAATTTAAAAAGGAAGCAAAAGAAGAAATGCAAAAAGACACAAGTCTTGCTCCCTATTTAATGCAAGTAAAAATAAATGCTTTAGACAAAGATACCAGAAAAATCTTAGATGATGTTGTGGGTCTAGATTATATTGATGATCTTCTAAAGGAGTTAAAAAAAGTGAAATAAAATGAAAACGCAGTCGCAGAAAAACAACGAACAAATCTTAATATTAAACGGTAAGATTAAGTTATTAGACCAAAAGATTGATTTATTAATGAATAATCATCTAAAACATATTGAAGATAAGATGAATACTATATATAAGGTGTTATGGTTCATAGTAACACTAAGTGTAGGGGTAATCACAGATATATTGGTAAGACTTTTAACCTAAGCAAAAGTGCTATTGGAACAATCTCAGAATATGAAGCTATCTCATCTCTTGTCAAACAAGGATATATGGTTGCAAAGTCAATTGATCCACAATGTATCTTTGACTTGGTTGCAATCAAACCAGATGGCACAATAAGATTAATAGATGTTAAAACTAAATCATATCGTAAAAAAAATAATCACAATATTCACCGGTCTCCCAATGAAAAACAAAAACAACTTGGTGTTGAATTAATGATTATGGACACAAAAAAAATATTATCAGATTTAGAACACAACCAAAAGTTATCCAAAGAAAATAAACTTACGGTTGAACAAAACAAATATAAAAAAAGCAGAAAGAATCAAAAATGCTACAAGTCATTTAAAGATTTAGTTGATGTCTTTAATAGTAAAGAAAAAATGGATAGCATCAAGTAACTGTATTAATTCTTTATACGCAGAAATTAATTGCGTACTATTAAATAGTTGTAAATGTATTATGGATTATCAGGTATTAAAAAATAGAATTAAAAAACATGAAGGGTTTAGAGATACCGTTTATGCAGATTCTTTAGGAAAATTTACTATTGGTTATGGTCATCTATTAACTGAAGATGATGACTTTGAAGAAGGTATTCAATACGACAAATCTTTATTAGAAAATTTATTTGATAAAGATTTTAATAAAGCAGTTTATAATGCGCAATTATTATTAGAAGGCATTGATGTTTGTGATACCGCAAAAGAAGTTATTATTGAAATGGTATTTCAGTTAGGAATTGGTGGTGTATCTAAATTTAAAAAAATGTTTGAAGCATTAAGAAATAAAGACTACAACAAAGCTGCTGATGAAATGTTAAATTCAGTATGGTATAGACAAACACCAAGCAGATGCGAAGAGTTGTCAAACCTAATGAGAAAGTGTCAGGCATAAATGTTACCAATGTTAAATGCAATAGCGCCGATTGCTAAGATATTATTTAATACAATAGACAAAGCTGTTGAAGATAAAGATTTAAATGCAAAATTAAAATCACAATTACAAACACAATTATTACAATCTAATACTGAAGAACTAAAAGCTGCTGCTAAGATAGTAGAAGCTGAAGCTAAAGCTGGTTGGTTCGCAGCTTCTTGGAGACCATTATTAATGTACGTTTTAATATTTGTACTTGTATTTAATTATATCTTTGCGCCAATTATTAAGATGATAACTGGAGCTGTTATTGGATTTGAATTGCCAGGTGATGTTTGGACATTATTACAAATTGGTCTTGGCGGTTATGTTGTAGGCAGAAGTGCTGAATCAGTTGCAAGAACACTAGCTGATAAATCCAAAGAATAAAATGTTCAAAAAATTAAGTGATATAATCGCAAAGTTTCTTTGCGGAGACCAAAACATTCCTAAGAAAAAAGTCATTAGATTTAAAAGAAAGTTAAAAAGATAATATGTATTTTATTGTTGTTTATATTGTTTTATTTACCAACGGATTTGAAGTTCCATATACCGTATTTAATAGCCAAATAGATTTCCCTAATAAAGAAAGCTGTGAAACTTACATTAAAAATAATTCCAGTATTGTTAAAAATGATATATACACAGAGGTATTAAAAACAGAATATACATTAAAAGAAATTTTAAATATATTATGTTTAAAACTACCAATAAATAACACATGATTAATTATAGAGGAGAAAGATTTTCAGGTTATAACAAACCTAAATCTACACCAGGTCAAAGAAAGAAATCAGCAGTTCTTGCTAAACAAAACGGCAAAGTAAAACTTGTTCGTTTTGGCGATCCAAATATGAAAATAAAAAAACATATAGAAGCAAGACGTAAATCTTTTAGAGCTAGACATAAATGCGAAGGCGCTACCAATAAACTATCAGCTAGATATTGGTCTTGCAAAGCATGGTAAATGGCTAAGAAAAAATTTAGATTACAAAGTGTTGGATTTTGCAAGTCTTGTAATATAGAAATTATTAATACAGATTCTTTTGTTATCTACGCAGATAGAAAATGTCAGCATACAATCTGTATGGAGAAAGAATATAACGATGGCATTTCTAAACCACAACATCCCAGTTTGGAAAGCAAAGATCAGATTAGAGTTTCTATATAATAAAGAAAAACATATAGGAGAAGAAGAGGATTGTTTAATCCATTCTATAACAACCCTTGAGGGTCGCACACCTCTATTTAATATTATACTTCCTAATGGCGCTAACTATGCAAGACTTCCTATTCATGCTTTCTTTGCAGATGGATATAAAAGAAATCAAGTTAAGGATTTACAATTAAAAGATTTAGCTTATTGGGATTGTCTATCTTACTATGCAGGCGTTGTTGAATACAATGCGCTAGCTACTTCTCAATGTAAGTTCT